CCGCAAGCGGAGTTTCCGAAACGGTGACCGTGATTGACGAGGTCTCTTCGACCGTAATCGACGTAGTGCTTGTCGAGAGCGAAATGGTTGTCGTGCTTGTCGAGAGAGAAATCGTATTGGCCGACTCGTTGACGGTAATCGTCGGTGCGGATTCGTTGACCGTGATAGCTGGTGCCGACTCGATGACAGCAACATTGATTGGCGTCTCTTCGACAGTCACAGCAATCGTGCTCATTTAGCTCGCCTCTTTCGGCATCTTTGGTAGAATCCGAAACCGGCCCTTCAGCAATGGATAGACAGCCCCCGCCGCTGTTTCGTATTCAAGGCCGTAGACGTAATTTCCGGGATCAAGACTCGATGTGTCTGATGGCTCGAATTCAATATCAATCGAGCCATTATTCATTGTTAAGCCCGATCCATTCGTCAAGTCAATCACGCCGCTCGCCGCGTCTTCGGATGTGCGAACTTGAAGCCTACCAGTGGTAGCCCTCAGGTCAAGCGGACTACCATCCTGTGTAATGGTAAGAGTGCGAGCAAAGGTTGTCCCCTGTTCCATCACAATGTTGAGTACGCCAGCTTCGCTTTTGGTTTCAGCCATTGCTTTCGCCTTTAGTCTGTCGTGTCTTCCAAATCGTCACTAACGTACTTATTCAAAATACCCGCAATCATCCGCGATTCTTCTTCGGTAAGCGGTCGCATCGGCATTGTTCGTTCGTCTGGCTGTACGATTGCCCAGCACTGCTCAATCGGCTCTCCGTTCGCTATTTGAATGGGCTGATAACCGTGCATCGGGAAACCTCCCGATAATCTATTCCTGCAACTGCTGATTGCGTCTGCGTGATAGTGCCATCACGACGCCCGCCACAGTAAGCAGCGCGCCGAAAGCCCACATCGCCTCAGCGCGGGTAACGTAAGTTCCACGTTCCGATTCGATCTGGTCGCGTAGCTCGTTCATTTGAAAAAGCCTGTGATCGGTTGCCTTCTCACTTGCTGCCTGAGTTTTCTCGAAAGCGTCGAATCTCATATCGACGTAATCGCGAAGCGTCACTAAGTCGCCCCGCGTTGCCGGCGTAGTTGGTTGGTCTGCTGCGAAAACTGCCAGAAACAAAAAAAGTCTCGTCATGTGTGATCCCCCGAATCCGACTCATCTTCTTTCCGTGATGATACCTTGTCGGGATGCAGTGGGCACGTAGCACATTCTAGCTCGATCTTTCGCAGTCGCCGGTCATGCTCATTGTGTAGAGCGTCTGATTTTGCATCTCTTTCCTGCCTGCCATCTAGCCTCACCTCGATGCGAGCCAATTTCGCCGTCGCCATCATCGCCCAGGGGACGCCACCAAGGAGAACGATCGCCATAAGACCTTGGAAGACTGCCAGTGCGGTTGTTGAGTCCATCGGTCACTTCCTCCTGCGTCGCCATTTCCGTCGTGGTGGCTGGGGCGTGATTCGCTTGTGCCGCTCCCAGTCTTGGGATTGTTCGCGGCGTATCTCTCCGGCAACCCGCTTATTCAGTGCCGACTTGTACCCGCCCTTCGATCGACTGCCCATGCCATCATGCCCCCGGTGATTGCCGCATTCTCAGGAAGATGCACGACCAGGAAGGATACTTGCGTCTCCCGCCAATCAGCCCAAATCCCTTGTCGCCATAGCCATCGTTGCCCCAGCTATTGCGGATGCCCATCTGAACTTCGCCGCCGTTGACGCGCCCCCAGCAGCCATAGACGTAGTGACTCCACCAGGAATAAGACAGCCCCACAGGATGACCCTGGCAAATCGCCGACATGCAACGCCAAAATCCGCTTTCACCGCTGCCGGCTTCCACGACCTCCTCCAGCCACTGATGTTTGCGATCGGCTTGCGTCTTGTCTGTGTCGTAGTTGCGCGAATAGCCGTTGGCCGGCCATAGTCTTGCGTCCGTCGCACCGTGCTCCTGGAACTTCTCGACGCCCAGCGAAGGATAGCCGCCGCGGACGCCAAAATTCGAGTAGCAATGATACGCCACGGACGCCGGCGAGGGGACGCGATACGGCAAGCCCGCACAAGTCAGCATCAGAGAAGCGGCCCCGCAAGTGCCGAAAATCCAGCAGGTGCCGGCCTCTTGCTTTAGCGCGTCCATCTCATAGCCGAGGTGCATAAGCGACGCTTCGTGAGCCCACATATTCTCAAGCCGCTCTTTGACCTCCTGCTCATCGTACTCGACAATGCCAGACGCTTCAAAAGGCAACGTTGCCATTCGGGCGGGATACCATTCTTCAACCGGCAGGCAGCCAGTGAAATGCAAGTTGCCCTTGTTGTCCTTGACGACGTAATCAGCATCGGGCACGTAGTCCCGATAATTGCTGTCGTCGATGACGTGCGGTGGTTTTCCGTTCAGGGAGGTTATCACTTGAATTCCTCCAGCTTCTCAATCGCCGCCTCGACCGATTCCGGCAAGGGCTCAATCACTTCCCGCTCGCCGTCGCTCACAATCCACGCCGGCAATTTCGTGCCCGATTCCATCAGCAAATCCCAGCCCTCGACGTACACGGGCAACTCCAGCTTTCTACCTTCGGAGCCATCGACCAAAGATTCCGGGTGGCTGAATCGGTATGCGGGTCGGCCGTCTGATTCCTTCGCAGCGTGGGCATCCATCCAATCCCGGAGCGGTTTGCTTGTGAAAATATTGATTTGACTCTGCGGCAACTTTCCCCGCTGGTTCTCGTCGTCGATTACCAAGACGTGCAGCCCCGATACTTTCCATTGTATCGGGGCTGGCGGAGGGTCCGGGCCAGGTGGTGGATTCGGTGCCTCGCCGGTCTTGATCGTCCACGCGAGCCGATGGATAATGGGTTGCTCACCTTCCAGTCTCGCCACCGTCACAACCACATCGTATTGCCTCAGCGGGTTGTCTTTGGCAATCTCGACCCAGACGAGAATAGTCCCGCGGAGATCCTGGAGCACGCGAACGTGGCTCGATTCGAGATAGCCCGACGGGTACACAGACACGTTGCCGCCGCGAAGTTCCGGCACCGTCACACCGTCCACTTCGAGCCACACCGACTTGCCGATTGGCACGATGTCTTCAGGGCCAGTCATCGAGGGGTCAGCAGCAGCAGCATTCGCTGCAACAAACAGAAAAAGCCAAGCGGTGGATTCGAACCACCTTGCCTTGCAGTTCTGCGGGCTACCCTCCAGGGAAGAGCTATGCCAGCGTGCCCGACTCAGAGCCAGCTTGGCCGGGAGAGTTTTATTCGCTTCGGCTGGATTACCTCTATTCGTACTCGCATAGATCTTGGCGCTTGGCATCGCAATCGCCCCTTACGTGTTGACGGTCGGGCCGGTGTCATCGTCCTTTCGGTCCTTGAGCAACTCGATTATCAGCTTGATAATCTCAAGGATAATCGACCAGTCAAACGCCACTTCCACGCCGTCATCAGATCGTCGCACTTTCATTTTCACTTCGGCCATGATTTTTCTCCTCTCATTAGGGTAAGACACGTATTTCTCGTCTGTCAAGACGAATACCGCCACAATACACAGGTTTCACGTATCAAAAAAGTCCCCGCTATTCCCCGGAATCACGTCACAAACCACGGTTTCCACTCGCATTTCTCGCTTGGTTGACTCACCGAAAAAGTCACTTTCGTCCACAGTTTCAACCTCGTAAACCAGGCTACCGCAGGTGGCTTCTGAATATCGCAACGGCCATTTTACCACCTCGCCCGTATCGCGTCGCACAACTTGACAGCCGTTGGCGAGAGAGTATTCAGCCGACATCGGGAGGGCGTTGCTCGAATCATTTTGACCGACTCGGTACCAGATCAAGCCTTTCTCCCAGTCGAAGAATCGCGGACCTTCCGGGTATCGCCGCTCGCGATCGCCTTCCTTTTTGGGCTCCGATTCGGCAACATCGAAAATCTCAGGTTGGTACATTTTATTCGACCTCTTCGAATTGAATTTTTACCTTCTGGCCGCGGAAAGTAATAATCGCCCCTCGCATGTCGCAGTTGCATAATATCGCCCTGGACAAATCCGCTTCGGATAAATTCGCTTCGTACAAATTCGCCCTGGATAAATTCGCTTCGTACAAATTCGCTTCGTACAAATTCGCCCTGGATAAATTCGCTTCGGATAAATTCGCCCTGGATAAATCCGCTTCGGATAAATCCACTTCGCACGAATTCGCCCTGGACAAATTCGCTTCGTACAAATTCGCTTCGTACAAATTCGCCCTGGATAAATTCGCTTCGGATAAATTCGCCCTGGATAAATCCGCCCTGTACAAATTCGCCCCGGATAAATTCGCCCGTTCGCCGCCCTCTTTCGATTCCAGCCATAACATGTGCTTTCTCAGCACCTCTGCCAATTCTTCTGCCGTCATCTTCATTTTCCCGCCCTCGTTGGTTAGTGGTTGCCGCTCTTTCCCTGCCAGGAAGGTAAAAGGGTGTTCGGTGTCATTTCTCGCTGTCACCCGGTTTTTGATGTTTTCCCTGGAGCACGAATTAAAACGCTGGTGACGTTGCTTTTCCACAGAACACGCTTCACGCGTGCGCGTGTGCGCGGGTACGCGCGTGCGCCCGCACACGTGAGTATGTTTCGTGAAAAATGGTGTCACCAACGTCACCCTCTCTCTCTCTCTCTCTCTAAGTTTAGTAGTAGTAGTAGTTTAGTATTTATTAGTAGAAGAAAAAAACGGTGACGTTCGTGGTGACGGTGACGTTCATCTCTGTGACACCCCACCCAAAAAAATGAGATTAAAATAATTCCTCATTTTCCTCATCCTCATCCAAAAATAAATCAATCGGTGTCCACCAAAATCGCCGATGTTTCGTTCGCTGAGCTTCGGCACCCGGAACTCGTTGCATGATTTCCGCGATCGACGATCTATTCCAGCGAGTTTTCGCCAACAGGTGCCGCTTTACCCTGGTTGTGTTTACCCTCACGCCGTCACCGACGACAACGAGCCCACATTTATCTAGTGCTTTTTCTGCGTCCGTACGCTGGCTGGAATAGCCGTCACGCACAATTTCGATTAGTTGCTCCACCGACAGCCGGCCCAACTCTCGGCCTGCGTCAACGTGCGAGGAGCGGAGGGTTTCGAATAAATCCTCTGCGTCGGCCACTACTTCGCGAGTCATCACTTCCGAATTTTTGACGAAATCCCGCAACACTGACTCGCCGCTCACGCCGATCGCAAGAGCGAACATTGCCGCAGGGACGCTGTACGTTTCTGTAACGCGATTCGAGAAACCATCCAGCTCCAGGCCCCCTATCTCGCCCGCAAGCGTCACAGCGTCGCGTACGAGCCTCACGGAGGTTGCCAATAATTTCAGCCCGACGGCCTCGCACTCCGTCTGCGTCGGCTGAATTATCGTTGGTGATCCGGGGGCTTTCGGTAATAATTCAATTCTCACAAATCGGTCAGCGTCAGTTTTTGTGGTCAGCCCCGATTCAATTCCAGCCAGCCAGAATATTTGTGAGAGTGCTTTTTCTGATCGGCCCCGCCCCTCACCGGTCCACCGCTCGTCTTCTCCCCGGCCGGCTGGTCGCACCACAGTCTCGATGATATCCTCTCGGTGCGGATTTTTATCGAGTTCGTCCATCACGGCAATTTTCGCCGACGATCGGCAGTGCTTCATTATTCCGATTGCCGTTGTTTTCCTGCTGGCAGATTCCGCCAATCCGCAAAACATTCGCTTCAGCATCCGGAAAAAAATAGTCTTGCCGCTGACGGTTTCGCCGGTGATCGCGACTTGTGGCCGCCAATCCCAGAATTTTTGCACCCATGTTGCGAGGATCAATCCTAACGCGAGTTCGGCCCCTTTGTGAAATTGATACCGCCATCGCCTGAGAAGCCCCAGAGCATCGAGCACGGCCTGCTCATCTGATTTCTGGTTGCCATTTTCGATCAGCCGGCGAAATTGGCAGTTGTCGCAGTCCCGCGAAGTGCAAAACCAATTTGGGTTCCCGGCCAGGTCGTAAAGACGCCCGTCGCATCGCGGCATGGCGTCGCAAATTAAATGCTCACCGTTCCAGATCGATTTCCAGCCATCGCCGACGAGAACCACATTCCGGCCGCTTTCCCAGCAGCCGGCTTCCCGCTTCGAATCGTCAACTAATTTCGGCCGGCGCCCGGCTGCGTCGGCGATCAGCATTCGCACTTCCTCCAGTTGCATCATGCCGGCTCTGGATTCTGAGCCGCGGTGAACCTTCGCCTTGACGACCGCCTTTGTGCAAATTTGAGCGAGTCGAGCCATCTTGATCCGCTCGATGTCGCGAATCCGCGTAAACTTCCGGGTTGTGGTACAAAATACCTCCACCGATCCGTCCTCATATTCGCCGATTACATCGAGCCCCAGTTCGGCCAGCATCGCATCGTCGGCTGTCTGCTCCTCTTCTTTTGCCCTGGCCGGTGTGTAGACTTCTGACCGATCTCGCATCGCGATCAGTTCGCGGGCGATGTCGTCGCGAGTTTTGCCGGCTTCTCTCTGGCCAATAATCCACTCGCGAATATCGCCAGACGGCGGAATGATCTTGCGGACTTCCATGCCACAACTCATCTTAAATGCGGAAAATCATATCTGTCGCCGCTGTAATCACGCACAACCGTTATCCCGCCATTGCGAGTATTCACCACGTCGAAATTTCTATGTGCTGCCTCTTGCCACGGTTCCCAGCCCGCTTGGATCTCCGCACACATCGCACGAATCTCATCTTCGTCCGGCACAAGGTCACAACCACGCCCGCTAGGATTCGGATCAGCAATCATCGCATAACACCCCTATAGCTTTGTCGGCACCGCGATTGCCAACCTCGTCAGAATCGCCAACCACGACAACCGATTTCCCTTCGAATGCCTTCCGCCATTCAGCCGGAAACGATCCGGCCCCGCAGACGTTGGCTACGGCAATGTCTGCGGCTGGAATAACACCCGCCAGTGCGAGAGCATCGGTTGTGCCCTCACATTTCCAGACCGACTTCGCCACTTGGAATTCATCCGGCGTGCCGATCACGACTAACCCATCGCCCTTGCAGCCGAGCATATGAGCCTTTCGCTCTGGCAGGCTTCCATACGATGAAAACGGCTGCCCGTCAGCCCGATAAATAATATGCCCCTTCTCTCGCCACGTCAGTGGATCGAATACGACAAACGCCAGCACTCGTTGCCGATCTTCGCGGTATGCCGCCTTGGGCCACCATGCAGCCGCCCATCGCACGCGAAAGAGTTGTGATGCCTCAATGCCCTGCTTCGCTCGAAGCCACGTTGTAGCCCACTGTCGCTTGTCCACGTCGCGGAAACTGAGCGAGTCATCAGCCGTGTTTTTCCTGGCAGACTTCAGCCCCAGGTAATCTGCGATTCGCTGGCAAGCCTCTTTGAAATCCACATCAAGCATCCACTGCACAGCCGCAATTCCGTCGCCCGATTTTGGCGACGTGTCTCCGTTGTGGCAGTGCGAGCAAAAAACAGCACCAACCAATTCATCGAGCATCCGAAACCGAGTTGACCCGCCGCATTTTGGGCAGGGGTGTTCTCGTTTTGAGCCGTCCAGGATGTCGGATGGGATACCGCCCAGAGAGGAAAGGATTTCCCGCCAACGTCCGGCTGCGGCTTGCTTGATGTCGGAGGCTTTCATCTGCAGTTTCCGGTCTCCCGATATTTTCAAGTAAAAGACCATTCTCCGTCAGACACGCTTGCCGCCGTGGCGGTAGCCACGCTGACGATTCTTCTCCAGCTTCGCACGGACCACGGAATCGAAATCGTCCGTGAACGCGGCCACACAATCCAGGACACGGATCACGATGTCGGCCATTTCTTCGATGAAATTCTCGCCGTCGTCATGCCGGAAGGCTTCAAGAGCTTCGGACACTTCACTATGTATCAATGCCAGAATTGCAGGCACCTTGTATGCGCCGCCCCATTGTTCTGGCTGCGTCACGTTCCACCCGTTCCCCTCGTTTATCTGCCGGATCTCTTCTGCCAATTGCTGCAGCACTCTGTTCTCCGTCATCAGATAACCTCTTCTTCTTCCTCTGGCGACGGCATCCCCATGTCATCCATTCGCACAACGCGGATTGCCGGCAGGTTGTATCCTTCTGATTCGTAATCGTTTTTTGATGGATGCTTTCCGCCCCATCTGCTTTTTCTTTTTCTCGCGAGATTCTCACGCCGAATTTTGCGGCATTCCCTCGCGATTTCAGCCGGAGTCGGGCAGTAACGGCAATTGATTATCACCCCGTCTGGATCTACCGTTTGCATGATTGTGCTTCCATACTTTTTCGAGCAGGCGAAACGCGAATAACTCGGCACGTCGCCGGCTACCGGGGAAATGAAAACTTACTCGCGGATACCGTACCATCCAGGAGGTTACAGTTGCCGCGGCTGCGTGAGGGTGAAATTCCGAACGCCAGTCGTTGTGATATTTTTCCGGGCTGCAAAACTCTGGCCAACTCGCCTCGACAATCACCCACGTTTTTCGAAGCGAGAAATTCATGTGCTCGATTTGCTCGCGGAAAGCGTCGCGTCCGCACTTTGGCGACAGCGAGAGGTACGCATCATTCAGGCTTTTTCGCTCGATCGAAAACTCCGGGATACCTTCCACCTGGTAGTCACCCTCGTCAATCGGCAGCCGGATTTCTCGCGTCTGAACTTCGACTGGCTGCATACGCGACTTGATCAGCATTTGGCAATCTTGAAAGAGCCACGGAGCACCTTCGTTTGTGTCAACTAAAATCGTGAATGGAGTTTTCATTTTTTGATTCGATCACGCATGTATCGCAACAAGCCGATCAAATTCTGACGAAACCGCTGTCTTCCTTCACGCTTTGAATCTGCTTCGGGGAAATGTGCAATGTCGTTGTTCAAACAATCCCACGCATTTTGATTTTCGACGAGAAAATCAAAGTCAATATCAATCAGGTGTTTATCGTACAGCATCTTCCAGCTCCCTCATTTTTTCGACGGCCATTGTCTTGCGTTTCCACAGGTGCGACTTGCGGCACCAGTCGCTTAGCGTCTGAGGTTTCGCGATGCAAACACAGAGTTGTTTGGCCCGACTGATTCCCGTGAGAACCCAGTGCCGATCGCATAGCCACTTAGCCCCGCTGCTTTCATCGCCGACGACGAAAACAACCGGAAATTCTGCCCCTTGCGATTTATGGCAACTTATCGCATACGCCAATTCCCACTTGCCGGTGTCATCATCACCGCTGCTTCGCGGCTTACTCACTCGCACAAGTCGATCTGGCGTATCAAGCTGGCAGATCGTGTTGCCGCCGTCAACTTCAATCACACGGGCCTGCTCGCCGTTGGCGACGTACACCCGCCGCTGATCATTCATCTCTTCACTGGGACAGCCAGGGGCAGCGAGATACCAGCCGTTTTTGCCGCACACGATTTTGTCGCCTTCGCGGTACGGGTTACCCTTCGCCTGCTTGCCGGTTGGATTGAGATAGCCTTGCAGCATCGGGTTGAGTTTCTTCCGGCTGACTTCTGATTTTTCGTTGAGGGGCACAATCACCTGAGCATGCCAGATGGGGTCAACAACATCCTGCGACCAGTCCCATGCCGCTGACGTTGGATCGAGCCAATCGCGTAGCGCCTGCGTCTGTTCTGCCGGATTCTTCCACTCGCGATCAACGTGCAGATTCTCGCCTGCCGCCAGGTCGATTTCTGGCGAGTGTTGCCACTTACCTTCTTCCGCTATCAGCTTGCAGGTCTTCACAATCCGGCCGGCGTTGCGGTGGATTTCCGTGAGGTGTCCACGCGGAACTCCCAACGCAATCATATCGCGGAATGGGGCACCGTGACCGACTGGCGGTAGCTGGTTCGGGTCGCCGATAAACAGGACATGGCCACCTTTCCGCCGTGCTGCCAGGAGGGAAGCCATCAGCGACGAGTCAATCATGCTCGCCTCGTCCACGAAGACAAACTGATGAGGTAGCGGGTTGCTCCGGTTATAACCGAAGTATCCGGCACCCTCCAGGTACGTGTAGGCGAGCAGCCGGTGTATCGTGGTGCAGTCTAGCCTGATGCCTTGCTCGCCGAGTGCTTCGGTCATTCTCCTGGCAGCCTTACCAGTCGGTGCCGCCCCCGCCATTCCGCTGCTGCCGTTGCGTTGGCGTAGCTGGCGGATCAGGTGCCCAAGGCAAGTAGTCTTGCCGCTGCCGGGTCCGCCGGTGAGTAGCCCCACCGTGCCGATGGTTGCGGAGTTGAGGGCGTCGAGTTGGTGGGCGGTTAGTTGCATCCAAATATGTCCCCAATATCATTCGTTCGCTGCAACCCGGCGACACGTTCGGCGACAGCGTAGCACTCAACACCTCACAATCCCAAACCAATCATTCGTTCGCTGCAACCGGCAGGTCCTCTGGTACGCGACCTGCCAGGGCGATCTCACAATCCCAAACCAATCATTCGTTCGCTGCAACACCGATGAGCCAATGGCCGATGAAGAAACGCTCCTCCTCACAATCCCAAACCAATCATTCGTTCGCTGCAACTAAATCGGCGGCTGTTCCACTGACTGTCGACCATCAGACTCACAATCCCAAACCAATCATTCGTTCGCTGCAACGCAGACGCGAAGCCGAACGCGAGCCGGAGTTCCACGCTCACAATCCCAAACCAATCATTCGTTCGCTGCAACTTCCCCGATGGCAACCATCAATACTACCGCCAATCCAACTCACAATCCCAAACCAATCATTCGTTCGCTGCAACTACGCGACGCGTGGGGGCGTCTGGCGGACATACCCCCTCACAATCCCAAACCAATCATTCGTTCGCTGCAACCGAGTCATCGTTCGGGGTTCGATCACCCAAGCGAGCCTCACAATCCCAAACCAATCATTCGTTCGCTGCAACTTGCGGCCTGCGATAAGGGCTCCATCCTTTAGCCGGCACCTCACAATCCCAAACCAATCATTCGTTCGCTGCAACCATCACAAAGGTTACTACATCAGCGTACTGCGGAACTCACAATCCCAAACCAATCATTCGTTCGCTGCAACGCGAAGGAAAGCGGCTTGCAGCGATACATGCCCGCCTCACAATCCCAAACCAATCATTCGTTCGCTGCAACAAGCCACGTCCGCGCGGCGGCGGCGTCCGCCAGTCCCCCTCACAATCCCAAACCAATCATTCGTTCGCTGCAACCTCCCTAAACGTAGCCGGAACCTCTCCGGAACCTGGCCGCTCACAATCCCAAACCAATCATTCGTTCGCTGCAACTCCGTCGCCATAAGTCCTTTCGCCACAACGGGCCAAAGACATACTTGCGAGAGCCCCCTGCCGATTGGCACCTCTTCCAACCTTCCTTGCAAGTCCCAGCTTCGGAAACTCTTGCTCAGAAGGAAGTTCTGACACGCGAGCGGTTCCCGGCCTCACAAATCTACGGCACTGCTCGCAAATCGGTAACTGATCAGATTTCACCATTTGCAAAAATCTTTTGCGCGACAGTCGCACCGACTTGCCACACACTTCGCATGGCAACTCACGACGAATCTTCGCCATTGTCAATATCTCCCAGTCGCAATTTGCGAACCTTGACTTCGATTCCACGACGCGCTGCCGCATTTTTCAAATCGTCCAGCCATCGCGTCCAGTTCCAAGTCAAGCCGTTTGCCTCGAACCAGCATTTTTCTTTGGTTGGATTGGTGGGTTCCAGGTACTCCAATACGCCACAGCGATGCCGCTCGCATTGCTTAACCACATCTACGATTGCCCGCCGTCGCACCTCGGTCACAATGTCGGCAAGTTGAAGATTGCGCTTCGATACCGCGATATCTATTTTCTTTCGTCCGTGCCCCGCCCCCATTCGCTGCCGATATCTCCAGCCAATCTGTTTTCGCACGCCGACTAAGCGAAGTGTCTGCGAAATCAGGTACCGTCCTGCACCAATTCCCCAGGCACGACTACGCCCCGGAATCTCTAGCGAAAACGGTCGCTCGATTTCTCCTTTGCCGATCACCGGTGACAATGTAGCTATTCGATCAGTATCAAGTTGTTCCGTTTCAAACGCGACAGGAATATACCAGTACCATTTCCCGCGACGCTCAAGCAATTTCGAGTCGGCTAGTTTGCGTTCACCTCTTGCCAAGTCATGGATAATCCGCTTAATGCCAGTCGGCACGCCCTTGAGTGAGATTGTAAAGTCCAGCGAAATCTGCAAACTATTTCGCATGATGTTGCGAACATGGACTTGCACATCGTCCTCAAAGACAATCGTGGTATGTTTATTTGCGATAGGCACTGACAAATCCGTGTAAAATGCCGGCCGTTCCTCACGCCGCAGAATCGCATCTTTTCGTTTCGGTCTTTTGCCGTTATCCGCTACACCCTTTCGCCAATCTACCTTAGCAGCCAGGAAAGAATTGACCTGTTGGGCAATGTTGCTTGCAACATCGGTGCCAAGTCGCGGTACAGACGTTGTAATTGCATGGTAAAGTTTTGTTGATTCCGACAAGGGCTTGCCTTGTCGGTTTAATTTCGCTTGTTTGGCTGATTCCTTCCGGCCGCGAGCCCGCAATAGCCAGTCTTCGCTGGCTACATTGCGGGCCTCGCGACACAGACGAGCAACTTCTGTCAGCTCTGCCGGCGGATCAGTCAACTTCAATTTCAAAACTGTTATTGACTTCATACCGGCATCAATTTCCCTCTCCGTTCAAGCTCGACGATTCGTCCCTCCAAAATTCCCCGCTGTCGCTCGCTCTCGTCAAGACGTTCGCGAAACATCGCAGCTTGCTCGCGATACTCTTTCACGTTCGCTTCAGCTTGATCCAGTTTCAACTGGAGTTCTTTGGCCAGAGCCTTCCAATTTGTCTTCTGGATTTCACCCGCTTCTTTCGTTGGCGTTGCCAGATCGATCATGGCCCATACGTTGTATTGATATTCAGCCCATGTCGATTTTTTCGGATTGGCTCGATAGGCTCGAACCAGTTCTGATACCGATGGCGAACCGCCAAAATGCGCGAATTCCTCTTCCTGCAAATGATCCATCAATTGTCCTTCTCCTCCGAACTGGTCGACATACTCTTTGTCGGCCAGCAGTTCGTCAACCAGTTGCAGCATGCGAAAGATATTCTCTCGCGATTGTTTGGCGAGCTTCTTTAATTCTGCTCGCTTCTGTCCACTCGTACTCATTTCATTTTCCTTTCAAAAACGAAGACTTAAAACAGGAACCATCAATCAGACACAGCCGCTCGGTTTGGGATTTCCGCGTCCTGACGTAATCCACATCGCGGATTTACGGAATTTGGCGAGAGGTCCGGCTGTCACATTAAGACCTCCGGCTGCTCGCCATTCGGGCTGTGAGCACCCGTTTGACTACGGCTGTGCCTGATTGATTGCTCCCACTTCGCCTCTCCCGCCAAACCAAAATCATCATCCAGTTCGTGCCAAGCGACATGAAGATCGGACACCCACGAAGATTCAGCGTCAGCTTTCGCTGACTCGGCGTACCATCGTCGCCCATCGCCATCCACCCGCTCGCGGATCATGTCCCGCTCGATTGCATCGGCTATCGCTTCTCGCACCTGGACAGTAGCTCCCGCGATCTTCGCGTCTAGCTCTTTGCGAATCACGCTTTCGAGAAGCCACGTGCTACCAGAAGAATCGGATTCAAGAGCGTACAGGGCACAATGCGTCTGCCGGATCAACGCGCCCATCGGCAAGCCAAGTGACTCGTATAGCCGATCACAGAGCAAAAACCCACAGCCGGCAAACCCGCGAAGCACATACGGATTGTCGCGGATCACCTGCACTGCACTTTCGCCCCACGCCTCGATGCATTTCTGCGAGGTTGACTTTGGAAAACCGCGATTTGCCAGAAGCCCCTCAACCTCAATCGTGATTGCTTCCAGTGCTTTTCTGGCAGAGAAAAACGACGATGCAGCCTCAACCGTCGTGACATTGAGGCTGCATCGCTTGGCCACGCTGGCCGGCTCAAGTCGCAATTTCTCTAGTGCCAGCTCTCCAAATTCTGCGACGATCTTGATTGCTGCTTGCGGACCGATGCCGTTTGCCTTTTGTAAATATCGCTGGATGGCTTGCAGGTCGGTCGGCTCAACCGGAGTAAACGAAGAAAATTGAAACTGCCGACCGAACCTATCGTGTGTTTGCACCCGCCCCAGAAACCGATACTTCTCACCCATGCACAGCGAGCCGGCCTTGGCATTTCCTACTACCGTTTGCCCGTCTCGCATTTTGCCAACCACCCAGCGATCAGCCGAATCGTCTTCGCCGATCGCCCGGTGTTCGTGGGAGAAGATCCCGATTAGTTCTTCGGTTTTTGGGGTTACGACTGGCACTGTTTGCCCCTCGAAAATAGTCTCGCCGCCGCAAAAGGAACTCAGGTAAAAACGACGGCGAGACTCCAGCTACACCGCTGGCTCAAAAAAATCCGCCGTCATCATTCGTGTCCGGTGTCGCGTATGGATCATCCACCGCGTCGAGGTCTTTGACTTTCGATCGGTCAACCGGAATTTTCAGGCGGGCAACTTCTTTGTTTTCCGGGTGCCAAAAATTCGAGTAGGGTACTTTGGCAACCTGCTTGCCCTTGTACTTGCCCTGCTCCTGCTCCTCATTAACAACCTCGAAGCAACACACCTTGCCGTACAGGTCGTCAACCTCGTAGTTCAGCCCCCGGTTTTCCTTTCTGGCAGCCGCAATCAAATCGGCCGTCCAAACACCGGTAGCAACCAGCAGAGCAGCACGCCGCGAGCGATTGCCTTTCTTCGCGTTTTTGTGAATATACTCGCGGTGCGTCTGCCCGACTTGATCCGGCTTCGTTCCGCTGAGGATTTCCAGCTCGACGAAGAACGATTCATCTCCGTCATGCACTTCCGTCACCTGGCCGAAGTAATAGCCGGGTGCAACCAAAGTGAAAGAGCCACCGCTACCTACGGTATCTTCGTTCACTTCGTCGTCAAAGTATTCTTCTGGCATTTTTCTACCTTTCAAAATCGTATGGTGATTCCACCGGTGTTTTGTCCTCGATCCCACAACGCAGGAGCAATTCGCAAATCTCCTCCGGCGATACGTTTCGGCCATCAAAGCCCGTCAATTCCGCCAATACATCGCGAAATTCCCATAAAGCATCCCACGCGTCGTTGTAGACGCACAATAACGGCACGTTTTTGTGAGACATTCTAATCCAACGGATCGTAAATTCGCCCGTCGTTCCACCTCCAGGATAGTACATGCCGATTGTAATTTCGTCTACATAATCGTGGTCACGGTGAAGGCGAGTAGCACCATACCATGCCCGCGATAGATGGATGAATTGACGACGACATTCAGCGTGCTTCCCTGATAGGGAAAATCCGATAGTGTTCATAGATGGCATAACACACCTTGCGATTCTCGCTGCTCTTTAAGCCGAGTTGAATCGGCAAGCCTAATTCGCGTTCCGCCCAACACCACGCGACGGCGGCTACCTCGTCAATCGCCTCCCCCGTAGCCGCCGCCGCGTAAGCTACCGCCAATTTGATGCTCCGCGGCCAGTCTTCCCAACCCAGCCAGGGAGAGGCTAGGATTTTCCCAGTTTGGCCCGGAGCTGATCGAGCATTTGTCTTGCTGTCGCGAGTGGCAACTCCGACAGTTTCGATACGCCGGCCTTGTCCAATGCCGCTTGGAGCTTGTCGGACATTTCCAAAACGTGGAGGTGCATCGCGACGAGCAACTGGTGAGCTTGCTCCTCGCTCATGTCATTCATGGTGACACCCTCGCCGAAAATTTCGCCGGCTTGCTGACGGACCCATTCGTTGAGCTTGAACTTCGCCGCGATCTGCTTAATTTCGTTTTTCGATTCCATCGAAGCAGCCGCAAGTGCGTCGCCCTTCGCCGTCGCCGCTGCCGCTTCGGCGTTCGCTTCGGCCACCGCAGGATCAACCGCTCTGGCAGTGTCACCGCCTTGTGACTCCGACGCAGCATCCGTGCCAGACTCCGTGGCTGTCGCCTCCGTGTCTTGCTCCGTTGGTGCGTCACTGCCAGAGGAAGGTTGATCGTCCTGCGTTGTGGATTGTCGTGATCCTTTCGTGCTGCCTTTTGGCCGGCCGCGTTTTTTCTTTTGCGGTTCCGACTCGACTTGGAACGATGCGTCGATTATTTCACCGCCGATGTACTCCGCGTCTTCCTGCATCCCGGCCCCGATGGACGGCTCGAACATCGTAGCTGCCCTTCCCCAAAGTTTCGACCGAAGCATCTGGGCAGGGTCTTTGTCCCAAGCAGACCCAGCCTTGAATTTCTTTCCGTCGCTCTTGCCAAGTCCTTTGCGGTGTGCCATCTCGATCGTGAATTCAATATCGTGCGATTGGCTGCCGTTTTCCAACCGCACAGCCGCACGCTTGCCGTCCTCCCCCGTGTTCAGCCAAGTCACTTTCCATCCACGGCGAAGCATCTCTGCATGAATCCACTCAGCCCGCAGGCCGAATCCTCCCTCATCGTAGACGTGGTACTTCTGCTCAAATGCGACTGGGGGCAGCCCCTCGCTGAGCATCTGTATCGCGACCACCGTAGCAAGCGATTTGCTCTTGACGCCTTTCATCCCCATTACGATACGTTCACCCATGTTTTGGATGAACGCGAGCGATCGCTCCGGGTCAGAGGCTATCACGCTAAGTGCCATTGTTTCCGCCATCGTTTTCATTCTCCCTTTGCTGTTTTCGTTCCCAAATAACCTCCGAAATAAGACACGCTATTGCGACTGCCAGGGGGATGCACGCGATGGCAGTCGAGATCGTTGCTAGTTTCCAGACTTCCATTGTCTATTACTTCCAAAAAAGCCGAGCGTGACTGTCGCATCATGGCCGCGATAAAATCGCTGTCGCCGTCCAGCCGTCACCTTTTGAGTTTTTCTCGGCCAATCTTGCTGCCGAGACCAACCACTCGGCAAATTCTCGCGTCGTGGCTGATCGTTGATTCCTACTCAATCGCTTGTACGGTCGTCGTTGTCCACTGCCTTCCCTGTTGTGAAGCCGTAGAGGAACCTCAATCTGCGATGGATCAATCCCGCAAAATGCAAGCCACGTCGTCTTCTTCATCGGATAGCCCCACCACGCCTGCCAAACTTCAATCGTCCAGAGGTCGCCGTCTAGCGGCCTTCCCGGTTGCGGTAGTCCGCCCGCCTCGAATAACTCGGAAAATGTCGGCTGTTCCAAAACGCCGCCGCATTCCTTTAGCTTCTCGCAGCAGAATAACCCCAGCTCTTTTTCTCCCGGTTCTGGCTTGGCTTGATGTTTCGTTTTTACGCTCCAACTTCGGCATGGCGGGTGAGCTACAATCGGCATTCCGCCACCGAAAGTCCTAGCATCTCGACGTGCGTCATAGACTTCGACATCCGGCAATGACTTGTAGATACTGCGCGAGGCAGCGCATAAGATAGCCACGGTCCGCATCACACAACTCCGAATTTGCGGGCGATCGCCCACTCCTCTTTACAGTCCCACTCCAGGTACGTCTTCGCCTGCTGTTTATCGAGCATGTCGCCCGAATTCCAGAGTCGGTGAAAATCCGAGCCATCAAGGTCTTGCTCTTCCTCTGGTCGTGCGACTCCGAGATATCGGGCTACGTCTTTTGCCTTCGCGCCTTTCTTCGACTTCGCGCCTTTCTTCGACTTACCGACTGGGTCAAAGTGCATTCCGCCGAGATCCCAGACATCCATCAAATCAACGAAGACTGGCGAAAGCCATTTGAAATTACGGTCGAGGATGTTGGGCGGCTGCAAGTCCAGCCTGCAAGCCCAGACCCACAAAAACCACACATCGAAGTTTTTGATGTTCCAGCCGACAAGATGCTTTCCCTGGCTGGCAACTGCCGAGAATCGCCGGAAGAAATCCGACACGATGTGCTCCGGCTCGTCGCTGACAATCTCGACATGTTCGCCATCGGCCGTGTAGCCGACTGCCAGAGGAACGCCAGTCACGGGCGAGAGCGGAGCCTTGTCGAGTGCTTCCGCCCAGTAGTCCACCTCGCCGGTTTCCAGTCTTTTTTCGTAGTCGGCGAGGGCCTTGTGGTGTTTCTGCCGCTCAGCCTCGATTTTCTGTGCGATCTTGTCGGCATCTTTCAGCCGGCCAAGTCGCACTTTCGTGTCATCAAATTCTGCCGGAGGAGCTGGTCCGACCGAATCTGCATCCCACCCCGGCAGAATCGACTTGAGTTGCTCCAGCGGCAATGGTCCGGTCTCGATATCAAAAACGACGGACCGATCCGTTGCTACCTTCACGGGCTCGCCTGTTGCTTCCGTTTCTTCTTCGTCAAAAAATCCCATAATCCTCCTCCTCGTTTTTCTTCTGCTCAATATACTCCGCTTCGTCTGGCGCCCGCCCGCGACGACGAGCAGCGGACGAGGTGGGGGAAAGGTGGATTCAGTCCCAATCTCCCTCCCAGCCGTCCTCCGTCGATCCGTCCGGGAACACGGTAGTCCGTTTCTTCCCGTCTTCCAGCATTACCTCCTCGTCGCGGTCCCGTGCGATTCCGCGAGCCGCCTGGATCGCCTCGTCGCACACCGACGAGGACTGCAGCCCGACCGTGATCTCTTCTCCATTTCTGTTGTAGATTTCCGCCATCGTTTTTCCACCTTTCAAAAAATAGTTCAGAAAATAGTTCAGACATTCCCTCGCGGGTCTTCGGTCTTGCCCGCGATGATTGCTTTGGCCAGTACTCGATATTTGCGAATCGCTCGTCGCGTCAACCGGTGGATGTCGGCACGCGTCTCGGGGCCGGCGAACTTCGCCAATGGCTTATCCTGCCGGCTGCAATTGCACGCCCGGCAAGCCGTGATAAGGTTGCTGGCGTCGTTGCTCCCGCCGTCCGACTCGCAGCAGACGTGATCGAGGGTGATATCTGTGGGATGTGCTCCGTGGAGATCCTTGCAGCAGTAGACGCAACGGAAGGAATCCCGCAGGTAGATGGCCAGTCGCAGGTCTTTGCGGATGCAGACGCCTTTGTAGGCCCGCCGTGAATCCTTCGCCCGTTTCCCGCTTCGTCCGTTTTTCGCTTTGGCTGTTTTCGTTTTCATCGTTGCTCCCTTTCACTGCCCTAATTCTACCATAGTATTCGTCCGTGTCAACGCATTCTCTTGATAATTCCCCGAAGTTTTCCGTCTTTTTTTCGTTGACGTAAACGTATACCAGATAGGGAGTTACGTCGCCTGCTTGGGAGGTTGCCCCGGTCCAGGGCGTTTTTTCGAGAGGATTTCCGCCAGTTCCGCCCGCCGCAGTAACCGAATCCGGCCACAAACGCGTCCCAGCCCCAGCCTGCGAGCGATCGTAGAAATAGTCGAGGGTGCAACGCCGGTGAGTTCCGCCGCCTCACTCAGCGAAATCGGGTAAGTGGTGTCAGGTGCTTGCTTCTTCATGGCATCCATCCTACTATAGATTATTCGGCCGTGTCAACTAGTATCTTGAGGAGGAAATCAAAAATGTCAAAAGAAGCCTACCGAACCTGGCTGCGATTGTGCTTCGTCACCGGGGCGATGTTCGCGGCTGCAGTGATCTACTCAATCGCTGGCTGTTCTTCGCCAAGCCAGAAACCGGCAGACGAGCCGGCTCCGCCAGTGTACCCGACGCCGCTGCCAGCTCCAATTCTGCCAGCTCCAATTCCGCCAGGATAAAAAGAAACCCGGCCATCGGCGGCGGAACCGATGACCGGGCGAGGGCAGGAACGACGATGTTTTGTCATGGTTCGGCTGGCCAAATTTGTGCTGCTCGAAATTCGGCTCCACCTGTACCAGATAAAAAATCTACTGTCGGCAAGGGTGATCCGCTACCACCAGATACAGATAGTTCACCTTTCCATCGAATCTTATCACCGGCGGAAAGCTCCCACTGAGAAAGATAACCACATAATGACAAGATGTAATTCCCGGCGTTTCCCGCTCCCGGTTGCGACCACCTTACGTACGGTGCTTGATCTACATAAGCTGCAGCAGCATAACTAATTTGTGGCGTCCAAGTAAAATTGAAACTTTCGTTTGCTTCTACACCTGAAACCTGAAAAACTCCCCAATACTTTATGTCCCAAACGCCATATTCTTCACAAGTAAATTCACCGCTTGCATAGTCCCAGCCGAGAATATAATCCACGAGTGCGAACTGCACTGATACAGCTTCCCAGTCCCAATATGGCCAGGGAGTAGATGCACCAGCATTTGCTGTCAATGGTGACGTGCTTGAATCAAGATAGCCCAGCGAAAAACCAACATACGGATGGTAGTTACCCAAGGCAACAAGACAGGTTTGCTGGCCGGTAGATGTTGGTGCATTTAGAATGCGATGTGGACCACGAACACATGATACAAGTCGATATTCACCGGGATAAGACCCGCAATAAAGATGTTCTACGTCATGGATATAAACAGTCGCCGGCGTAACACCAGTAACTTGCACTCGCCCATATTCTCCGGCGGCAACAATGTGTTGAAGTACTCCATGTCGATTCCATCTCTCGTCATCTTCCCGCCAAGTCCAAGTCGGCTCCGCCATGTCGCCGCCCGGTTCCGACTGCGGATAAAATCCCCAAGTCGGATTGGCAATACCGACAAGATCCCACTGTGAGCGAGTATTTTGCGAAACGTTTTTGCACTTGATCTTATTAGTATCAGTTTCGAATTGATCTATCTCGACAACGCAAAGCTCTACACCGCTACCAGTGGGAGCATTGAGAATTTTAACTGGACCAACATGGCAGGAAACAAGGTAAGGTAATCCATTTTCTTTACGAGCGTATTGGTGAGAACTATTGAGCCAATAGACTCTCGCCTCGCACACGCCCGACACCTGACAATCAGCAATCACATTTTGCGGCGTCGGTTGTCGCAGCACCCCGAACGATGCCGTTTGCCAGTGCGTTGGCAATCCGCCATCAAGCCAGATATGATCGGCGTCAGTTGTCGCAAGCAGACCGCCCTGAAATTCGACGATGTCACCTCGCACTCGATTGCCGCCTGTTGAATTCTTTGCTTTGACGATGCTCGTGCGAACCGACTCGCGTTGGAAGTTATGGCCGCGGCTCAATTCGCGTCGATGCTGATAGTCGGCCGCGGCATCGTCCCACGCATTCTGTTGCGTGGCCTCTGGCGGTTTCCAGGGAGATCCTTGCTGTGCTTTCTGTGGCATCTTTTATCCACCCCACCCGAACGCAGAGACGTATGCTTTCCATTGCCTGGCAGCCGGCCGAATAGTGAGGAAATAATCAACAGGTTTGACGGGCTTATCGTCCAATATATGATCTTTGAATCGAGGTTCGAGGATATCCCATCCGTATTTTTTGCTGATTGTGATTTTGCCTACATCGAAGTTCGTTCGATTATAAGAAATGGCAAAGGAATAACTCGCACTCGCTTCAGCATCAGTTTCAGTAAAAGGACCACCGAGGTACATAACCTCGCCTTTTGCGTATCCCAAAAACGTATCACTATTTGGAAAACCAACTAGTTCGCCGATGGCCTTAATGTAATCCCGATTCAGAATGCCTTCTGGATGCCGAAACGAGACGTTAATTTTCGGTTGGCTCACGGGTATGTCGATTCCCGCGATCTGGTCACCATCTTTGCCGATGGGTTCCGTTTCTCCGACAATTCCCTGCGGAGCGTTTGCCCCATGTGCCCCGATCACTTCGCCGTGTGTGACGTGAACAGTTCCGCCAGAGGTATCGACTTGAATCTGATACGCTCCAGCTTGTCGGTCAACAGGGCCATATTCAACTGAGATGTTGTAGTTCAGTGCATAATGATTTTCGTGGACCTGCACCGCGTTCGCGAACAAAGTGCCGACTGGAGAAGCGTACGTCCTTGCGTATTGGCTCACCCAAGACAAAGCGTAGGCTGCCATGTTGTCGAAGTAATCGCCGCTGAAAGTCGCAGGCAAGGTGTCGATGGAGCGATACTGGCGAACGATACGCGATGTGTGACGGTCAAACATCGCGTCACTTCCCGGCACTGCTTCAAATCGAAAATTGGACATGGCTTAACCGTATGCGAGGTTCCCGCGAATCTGCTCTGCGATACGCCGAAAATGCTCCATTGATTCGAGTTGCTTTTTTGTGAGGTTTTTGGTTTCGGCTATATCGTTGGCCATCTTTTTTTGCGGAGTGAACTGCTGACCGTAGCCCATCGCAACTGCCGCTGCCGCAGAAAATGTAGCTGTGATGCCAGCGACACCGCCTCCACTTGGCTTTGCTTCCTCTTCCTCGATGACTTTGCGTTCAGCAGCATATCGTTTGCGAATCAAGTCCTTTTGTTTCGCCGTTTTTGCTTCACGAAGGGCAATTCTTTTTTCGTGCTCCAACAATGCAAGCCGCTCATCCAATCCGTCTTTCGCTGCTCGAATCTGTGCGGCTGCCACATCATCGGCCAATTGTTGTTCTGTCTGTTTTTCTATTTCGAGCAGTCGCTTTTTTTCTTCTTCTTCCTGCTCTCGATATCGAGAACGTATGGAAGCTATTTCTCGCTGCCTGAGTTGTTCCGCTAATTGCAGGTCTTCGGCTGATGCATCCTGGTCGGATAACATCTTTTGATATTGCCGATTCAGATTTTCAACCTCTTGTTGCTCTCGCGAAAGGTTGCTAATGCGATTGCGGAATGCTCGTTCTTCGAGTTGCTGGAGAAATTCCCGTGTCTTTATTTCTTTTTCGTCCGCCTTAGCTTTTTCAGCAGCCATACTACCTGGTTTTTGCTCTGCTCCTTCTATGTCTTCCGACTCCGTCCCCTCTGGTGAACTGAGTTCTTTCAGTAATATATCGCGTCGTATTTCGAGCGGCTGTTCACCTATTCCCCACGTTGTTTCCTTGGGTTCTTCTTCTTCTAATCCAAGTGTTTTTATGACCCCGCTAGAAGCCAAGCCAAGGGGGCTCCATTCAAACGCTTTTTTCGCCGCTTTTTTTGCGAATGTAGCACTCCAAGAAACAAAATCATCTGACATGGAATTCAGCATCATATTCCACTGCATTCTCAACTCTATTGTTAGCAGTTCCCACGCTTTATCGAGTTGACCGCTTTGTATTGCATTCTTAATTCCTTCAAGTGCCTCACCAAAATGGCCAGCCATCGCCTTGAGATCAGAAGACAAATCGGAAAATGCACCCTCCTGCCACATTTCATAAAGAGCGGTTCCTGCAATCAAAGCAAAACCAGCCACCAATGCCGCTATGGCTGCCGCTATGGCAATAGTTACCGCTCCGATTGGAGATAGAAGAAATCCAATGGCAGTACCAATACCAGAGATTGCAATGCCCGCTCCGGCAATCGTCGTGCCGAGCAAAATAATTGCCGTACCGGCTCCGGCCAGGGCGGCACCAACGGCACCGATGACAGGAATGAGTTTTTGATTCTGTTTAATCCACTGGCTGGTTGCTACGGCAATAGTCTTTATCCATTCAAGAGCCGGCAAAATGGAATCAGCTAAACTCGCTCCGATGTCAAAGAACGTCTTTTTGATTACACGACGTACTCGATTGATTGCGTCAGTAACCTTCTCTGCATTTCTTACTTCCTGCTCGCTTGGAATAATCCCTAGGTCGCGAGCCTCTTTGCGCAACGCTTTGAGATTGCCAAGCATCGGAATAAGCATAGTACCAGAACGGCCGAAAATCTCCTGGGCAATAGCAGCTTTGCGTGTAGCGTCGTCTACTGCTCCAAGTCGTTCGGTTATCAGCTCGAACTGATCTTCGGGCGAAAGTCCCTGCAAGTCCTGCAGACTGATGCCGAGAGATTCGAAAGCATCAACGGAAGTAGATAACCCGCGCTCGTAGTCGCGGATCATCTTTTGCTGTCGCTTAATTGCTTTTTCAAGAGTCGACAACTCAGTGCCAGATTGCTCGGCTGCAAACTGAAGTTCGGCCAAAGCTGATGCCGCGATTCCCGTGCGAGTTGACATCTTGCCGAGTTCATCGCCTACCGCTGCAAAATGGACAACGGTAGCCGTAAGAGTCCCGATGATACTTGCCCCCGCCGCAGTTATGCCAGCACCTATTACCGCAATTGAGCGTCCAATAGACTGCATCTTAGAGCCGACGTTTTTAACGGCGCTGACGAGTTTTTTTGTCATCTCGTCCTTGAGAAAAAGACGAACGAATGCACCGCCAGCTTGAACGTCGGATTTACCTGGCATGTCCGTTTCCTTGTGCTCGTGCCCGTCTTATCGCCTCTTCTCGCTGCTTGCGGTATGCCTCGCGAATTGCCGGTGTGTCAGGAAGAGGGTAATCGTTCCGCCATTCTCGCAGGTGACCAGTCCTCACGAAATCTTGCGGCTCGATTCGTTTGGCACCGAGAAGACTGATTACATCCAGGGCGAGTAAACGTCGGCTTTCACGGTGGCCGCAAACCATAAACCACAGTTGCCGCAGGGTCAGCTTGCGGGGACTGGTTCCGCATTCTCCGCTGAGTCGGTAGCAGGCTTCGGTAGGGTGGCATCCGGGCCACCAGCAGACGCGAACGCCAGCAACGATTCCAAATCGCCAGAGTCCCCGCCCGCTGCTTCGATTTGTTTCTTCACCTCGTCCAGAGCCCCGCGTTTGAAGTCCCCCTCCGGCATGTCTTGGATCGCCCGAAACATCGGCAGTATCGGCTCGATCACTTCCCACATGTCGCGGATCATCGTCGCGTCGCTGTGGATCGTCTGCCCCTTCTTCCGTCTCTCCAAATTCGACCGCATCGCGGACATCGTGCTCTTCGGGAAAAAATCCGCAAGTGCAGCCTCCACCGCTGCACGTCCTTTTGCGATCGCGTCACCTCGCATCATCTTTGCGAATTGCCGGAAGTCTTGCTCACACACAATGGCGAGAACCTTGACGAGAAGCACATCATCAACCATCACGCGATAGTAGCCATCGGCCCCCAGGTCCGCGAGGTCCACGTCACAATCCAATCTGAGTTGATCAAGGATAAACGCATCGAACGTCAATGCGTGCTCTGTCCCGCCGCTGTCTTTGAATGTCGCCATTGCCGCCGCCTTTAAGGTGTCGCGTCGAGTCCAACCAGGATATAGATAGTTGCCGCCTCTTCGCTATCGTGACTCGCGAAGGCTTTTGTGATTGCATTTCCGCTGTATGTGTTCGAATCGCCAGCGTCCACGTTCACGACTTGGTTGAGACCGCCCGCCGCTTTTTCGTGAACAAGATCAACCTCGTTGATACTGTTGCTCCCGCTGTCCTGAAAATCAACATGGGCCTTCGCCCCGGTGTCATCGGTGTTGCGGTAAAACACACCGATGATATCGATATTGTCGCCATCGAAAGAGCAATTGATCCGCGTCCGCGTCGTCACAGTGATTGCGGTATCCTGCACTGGCAGGTTATCGCCGGCCCCGCCGTCAATCGTCACTTCGTTTCCGCTGACGCTGGCTGTCATGCCATACCGAACGCCGCCGCTCCAATACACATCAACGGTGTTGCCATCGCCAATTGTGTGACCAGATGTAAGCGAAGCCACGCCAGTATCATTGTCGGTGCGAGTTGATAGCGTGCCGGTGTTGTTGGAGTTGATTGCAGCCAACGTAACTTCATAAGCGTCAGCACGGTCAAACGAAACATTCGCAGCATTATCCGAGAAGCTATGGTCCGGGAACGAAAACGTCTTGCGATAATTGCCAGTAGGCATTATTCACCTCACTAGGCCGCAGTGCCATCATACAATGCGACGCAGTAAATCGTTGCTGTGCTGCCGGAGGCGTTCGTGATAAACACGCTCGTCACGTCAGTGCCCAACAAAAATGAATCATAGGAATTTGTGTGCCAGACATACGGCTCGTTGGCTCGCAGCGAAATAGTATCGTCTGGGCTTGATCCGTCGTTGGTTTCAAATGTCACGTCCTGCGTGCTGACAAGGAAAAATGATTTGCACTTTGATACGTCCAGTGCGAATTCGACTTCCTGATCCGTCTGGCTGTCGGCTACGGTTTCGCCGTCGATCAGCACAACGCCGGTATCCGTCGAGCTAATGTCGTAGCTCTTCGAAATGCCAGAGCCCTCGACAGCCAGGGTGAGTTTATGCGTCGACATCTTCTGTCTCCTCGCTTTCTGGTTCGCCGCCTAAGATCATCTGAATCGAGACGGTTTCGAATGGTGGTTCTTCGCCGACATCGGAAAACCAAAGTTCGCCGTGGTACAGTCGGTCGGACATTTCCATGCGGCCAATAAAGCCGTCGAAAATTCGACCGGTATCGGTGTCTAATTTTCCCTTCGCCGCGAACAGTTGCCGCAACGTGTCTTTTGTGACCTTCATGTTTTCACCATGTCAAAATTGCAACAAACAGAACGATTGCAATTAAAAACCATCCTACCATATACCAGCATGACTTATGACTTTCTTTTTCGATGCGCTGAAATATCGTAATTTCGCGACGTATCAAATTGCGATACCGTTCCTCTGACATCCAACTTGGGCGATGCGGTATTTTCGGCGGAACCCATCCCATGTTACGTACCTACCGTCCAGTCCCGTCCTTCGTCGTCTGTCGGGTGCCCAGTGAATTCAACAACCATACCGTCCTTCAGTCCACCAGGCGAAGAATCTTCAAGGTAACAGTCGCCGTCGAATTCCGTTTCGCCGCCGCTGTAGCGAACAATCTTAATCGCGATTGCAGCCCCGGTTCTCGATGCCACAAGGAAGGCAGCCATGTTGGCATCGCTATCTTTGTAGATCATCGAAAATGTTAGGTTGTTGATGGCAAGCGCAACCGGCTGCTCGGTTTTTTTTGGCAAGTTTGTGCCCGCACCGCGATCAGTATGCTCATTGAACTCAGGGCCAGTGTCGATGTTGATATCAACCACGTTGTCGTCAACAGAAGTTGACGCAGTGGAGCCGGCGGTCCCACGATACAACATCCGTTCCCAGCCCGCTCGTTTTTTGGCCATAGCAAAATCTCCTACGTAAGAGCCGCCCGCCAATCGCGGTGGAAACGGCCAAGGTTTCGTTCTAGTGCCGGAGCAACGATAGGCCGCTCCGGATACTTGGTTCTGATTATCATGCCCGATGGCAGGTCAACATCTTCCATCAAACCGTGCTCGTGCGTGGCTGCGACGTGCCCGACTTTCGATTTGCGAAAGCCTACCAGAATAGAAGTCGGCAGATCGTCATAGACAACCCAAACCGCACGCTTGAAAAATCCGGGCTGATGCTGGAAAGGCGTTTCACCTGGCTCGGCTGTTTTTGATGGGTCGCTTCGGTGACGAATTGACTTTTTGATTTCCTTCGCAAGTGATCGGCCGGCGTGCTTAAAGGTTTCGTACTCGCCTTTTTCGACGCGACGTAGCACGGCGGGAGTGTTGTTTTTGAATTCAACTTTCGAGCCCATCATTGCGTCACCTCTTGCGAGTGACAAAGCCACTGATAGCCGGCGTGTTCTTCAACGGCCGGTTGCTTCTGGGATGCCGTCGGTGGGCAGATTTCCCAAGTCGCACCGTCCGCTGTGATAATCATTCCGGCTGTCGGCTCAACCGTATTGCTGCCGATCACGCAATCTGACTTCAACAGATACCAGTCACGTATCCGCCGCTTAATGTTCATGCCGGTTTCAAACTCGATGCTCTCATACTCGACGTCGCAATACGCCGCGTCGAAAGCATCGCTAGTGTTTACTCCACTCGTCAACGTAACGCTCACACCGTGCTGCTCCTGATGCTGCGGCACGGCGTAAGACGTTCGCGTTAGTTCGTGAAGATTCGGCATGGTTACGCAGTTACGGCGGTTACGAGGTGCCCTGCTTCTTTGTGGATCATTTTGATTCCACGCTTATTGCGAGGACGAAGGAACTTGCCACGTGTTTTCTCGTCTTCGTATTCGTCGAAGATAAGAGAATCCTCACCGGCCATGTCCGAACCCGGCAACGGGTAGTTGTTCTTTGTGCAGAACAACGTTCTTCCGATGTGGGGCCGCGGCATTTCCAAGTCGCCCGTCCATCCGTCATCTTCGATTCGGCAGACGAGGCAAAGCGTCGTGTCCCAGAAGTCGGTAAACGATGGGGATGTATTGCCCTTCGGCTTGGAATTATAGGCCGCATCGCCAACGAGAATTTCTTGGAGTTGCAGCAACTCAAGCAGCCCCGAAGTAACTTGTCGAACAGCACCGATATCCTGAGCCCCTTGGAGAGCGTTGAGGAGAATCTGGACGCCGTCGTATTTGAGAACGCCAGTCACCGCATCGGTGCGAAGCATCGCACGGTAAGCGGTGTAAGACATGACGGCATGCGTCGCCCGATAGCCGCATTGACTCTTGACCGAATCACTCGCCGAGTCGATATCGGCAATCGGCGTACCGCTTGCCGCAGTTGACCAAGCACCGCCGGTTGCAGTCGACTTGCCCGACCATACCGCCGCGCGAAAACAAGCGTGGGCAATGTCGTATTCGAGCCGGCGAAGCATGCGCCAGATTGCCCGTTCGCGGGCGATGGCTTCGACGCGGATCAAGTCGCCCCAGCGTTCAACTTTGCCGTAGTCAACTCGTTCTTCGACACCATGTTCAACAGTGTTGTAGTCGTCTTCGGTGAAACGACCTTCGTCGCGTCGATAAGTGCCGTCGAGGTTTCGGCGAGTGTCTTCGATGTTATGCTCGATGTGCTCTACATCAAGCCGTTGAAACTTCGCATTTTCTTGCGTCACACCAAGCGGCGGCAAGACGCGAAGTCCGATGTATCCGCTCGCCATGACGCGGCTGGAAAACTCGGCATAGGTCAGCGACAGATCCCGCCGAGTGATGTTCGTGGTAGTATCCATTCGGTTTCTCCCTTTCTAAAGGCCGTAGCGTTACCACTCGGCGTTTTAATGGTTACGATGCGACTCGTTTCGGCAGGTATTGAGCCAATACTTCGTCACCGGCTGCCACTGCGGCTTCCAGGGCAATGCCCCATTGAACGCCGCTTACGGTATCGTCAACTCGCCCGTTCGTCGCCGGGTAAAGCGTCGCGTAAGCCGAAAACGCACCGGCTGCAACCACACGATAAACCTTGCCGGCAACCAGCGGTTCGCAGCTTACAACCTCGTCCACCGAGCCGTAGAATTGTGCCGTTGATAAGCCGGCCTGCGTTTGCAGATCCGTGGTACCATTCGTCGCCAACTTCACGTCGCCGTCAGCATCGCGTGTCAGGCGAAGGTTAGGACCAATATCCCGTCCCTTGTTGTTCGGGATCGGGAATGCACCTTCGTAAGCAAGTGCGGGCATTTTATTTCTCCCTTTGGTTAAGTTCAGGTGACTTGGTTCATGCTCGCGTGTTAGCTTACAGCGGTAACGCCGAGCGCGTCGAAACGTTCGTTGAGCGATCGCTTCGCGTATTGGGTGTTGTTTGTGGCCAGCAAGTACGCTTGAGCCAGTTTGGGATTCCGGCGCCGCACTGCGTCGACCGCCTGCAGCCGTTCGCAACGATAACGCTCCATGTGAGCGATGACAGCCGAATCGAAATCTTCGATCGGATCACCGGTTTCGCCAGCATCACTGGAAGACTCGACGGTAAGAGGTTGCCAACCGGTTCCGGCCGACGGTGCCGACGACTTCGCGGCTTGAGCTTCTTCCAACTCTTTCTTATGCCGCTCTTCGGCTTCGGCTGCTTTGCTCTCGACGTGCTGGGCATACGCCTTCGAGGCGTCGAGCATTGTTGCCCCGGCTTCCAGTTGCGACAGAATCCAATCGCTGCCGGCGTTCGGGAAAGCCGCTTTCAATTCAGCAAGTGTAGCAGGTTCCATCTTTTTGGTCTCCTTTGCTACGGGGGTTAAGACTTGTGCCGGTTGCGGCTTCCGCGTACCGACTAGATCACGTACAGCGTTAAGCGCTTGGCCGTAGGTGCCAATCTGATCAATCAGCCCCGCAGCTTTCGCGTCATCTGCAAAAATCACCCGGCCGTCGGCGAGTGGCCGCACGCTTTCGACCGGGCGGTTCCGACCAGCAGCAATGAGGAGGAGGTAGTTTTCATTCAGCCGGTCAACGATTCTTTGTATCTCATTGATTTGTTCTTCGGTAATTTGTGTTCCCGGCTCGCCCATGCCTTTAAATTCGCCGGCCTTGACCACAATCACCTTAACGCCAAGTTGATCCGCTCGCCCGCTCATGTCTTCCAGGACGGCGTAGGTGCCCATTGCCCCATACATCGCAGCACTATTGTTGGCCCATATCTGCGTTGTCTGGCTGATCACGCTGACGCCGGCTGATGCGGTCATGTCCTCGACAAATCCGACAATCGGTTTTTCCTGGGCGAACCGTCGCACCTCGTCAGCAAGATCGCTATTCCCTCTGGCTGTTCCGCCAGGGGTGTCCATGTAAAGCAAAGCCCCGCCGATATCCGCCGACCGCCTCGCCGCCCTGAGTTGCTGGCGAAGACGAACGGTTGATGTGCCCTCTGCCAGGGAAGATACCTGTTTCATCATCGGGCCATTGACGCGAAGGATTGCAATGCCGTCGTCGGTGGATTCGTACGTGACCGCTGATTGCTGCTTGACCACATCGGCTGCTTGCTGGCTCTGAATATGGGCATGAAGATTGATGCCTTGCACTCGCTGGACAGCGTTGCGAAACGACTCTGGCTCAATCATCCAAATGCCGAAATGATCAAACAGGTTTGGCACTTGGACGCTGAAGTTCGGCATCAAAATAAAATCATCTTCTGCGTGAGGATCTCCAGCGTGTGCCCGTTCGCAGGCTTCTTTTGTATCGTACTGACAGGGGCCGTTTCCCCATTGCCACTTGCCGTTGTCGCACTGCTTGCAAGGCATATCTATTTCTCCTCGTCTTCACCTTCTGGTTGCATCGGCTGTCCTTGTTGATCAACCGACTTTGCCTCAGACTCGCCGCCGATGCTGCCAGTGAGAGCAACCTGTACGCCTCCGGTTTGATTGCCGTAGGCCAACTCGCGAGCAAGTGCGGGGATCTCCGACTCGTCGATGCGATCGGAGAATCGCTTTTGTAGGAGAACCGCTTGTTCAAATCCTTCGCCGAGCCACGAAGCACGGTCGCCGATTACCTCTCGCCGGTGATCGTCGTAATCAACGCCGCGGTTCGCCAAGATGCGACGCAACGATTTAAGATTTCGTTTCTCCGCGAGGTCTTCAGCCGCAGCATCTTCAAGCGGCTTTACGTAGGGCCAGCCGGTCGGGCGGAAGACATAGCGAAACGGATTGGCACCTCGTTCAACGGCTGTCGCTAACGCCCGGTCGAATAGCGGATGTCCAGGCGTCAATCGTTGCCGAGTGCGGATCTCGTAGGTCGGTCCCCAAAGCCCCTTGCGTTGCATGTCCTGGAGTTGGGTGAAGCGGAGCCGGATTTGATCGGTGATCATTCGGCCGCCGTGGAAGTTGACCTTCGAGCCGTCGAGAAGAAGGAACATCAGCGGGATATCGAGATTCACGCTTAGCATCGTAAGCATAAGCGAAGCATGTTCGAACCATTGCGGAGTCGGGATGTTCGCGTCAACGCCTTTCATCGTTTTGCCGATCGGCAAATCAAAAACTTGAGCCGGTTGTCCGGCTTGCTCAACGATAATTGATCGCAAGCCGAGCCCGTGATCTGTCGCGTATCGGTCGCCAGCTTGCGGAATACCGCTGTCCTCTCTGTCTTTTTCAGCCGTGAATGGGTTTTGGCCGGTCTGCTCTTTTTCTTCGAGCCAGTAGGACAACAGGGCCCGTTTCAGCATCGACTTGATGTGAGCAAAGTTGCTGTCTTCGAATCCATTCATCGCATCTCGCGGCGGCGAAAATCTGGAAATGCCGCGGCGTTGCTGGAATCGGTGCATAAACCCGATGTGAAAAACGATCTTATTTCCATCTTGGTCGGTCGCCTCGAAGAATCGTGACTTGTGCCGCTGAGTGATCGAGCCGTATGGGCTGACGTAATTTGGGGTCAGCCAGTAGCCGGCTACCCTGCCGCCGCGAATCTCGACGCCGTGAATAATGCCGTTGTCAGCCTCGCCCGTCGCACGATGGCCGTAGGGATTGCGAAGGTGGTGCGACTCGAAGGTTTGTAGCCGGCCGTCGAACAGCGGCAGATGGATGATATCCCCGTCAACCACCTGGCTGAAAAATGATTGGCAAGCCAACGCCGCAAAATCTCGCTCGCCCTCATAGTCGCACAGATTGCGGCCAGCCTGCGTCTCGCCGGTGAAAAGCAACCAGTCAGCTTTCTGGTCGGCGTCTAATGTTGGGTCGCCTGAATTCACGTCGAGCGTGAATTCACCAAGCCGCAGATTTGCACCGAGCCGATTCACACCAGACTCGACAAGTGGATGGTTTCGGACAGCCGCCCGGCCGCGTTCTACCATGAGGAAGTAGTTGCGTTCGGTCGCGAAATGCGTATCGGCGTCGGTGCCGAGAGGATTGACCCCTCGTGGCACGGGGTTCATGCGGTCCGACTCGCCGGCGTAATAGGACGAGCGGGCCTCCAGGTGATCGCGTTCGAGCCGAAATAGCCGCTCGAATAGCTCTGTCGATTCTCGCGGTGACACTGCCCACTGACGCGATGTGTCCGGTTTCGTCGTGGGGGCTGACCGGTAATAGCTTGTCGTCAGCGTCAGTTTCCCGTTGTCATTGTTGCCACTCATCACGCCCTCTTCCGATAAGTGGACACGGTGTCGTCGTACTTCCCGAAGTCGCTGAAATCAGCGTGCAGGACTGCAGGACGGGCCTTGCGCTGAGCCTCCGTCTGTGAGCGATTGGCTGCAATCCACTGCAAACAGCGGTCTAGCTGCTCGCCAAGCGTTTGCATATTCCAAGCGTATTGATTACTGCCCTCGGAGGAACTCTGCACTTGGCCAAGCATAGCCCGGAGTGCTTTCGCGTGCCGCTTAGCGTCGGCGAGAGACTGGTCTACGTCGTAGCCCAGAGTGTCTTCGTAGACCGTTTTAACGCCCGATGGGGTAGAAAAATCGTCTGCCATACCTTTCGAAAATAGGCTAAGCAGACGATTAAGGGCAATAGAAAGAGAAGATTACAGACTTGGTATTCTTGGTAAAGCGTTAAATAGTGGCCATCCAAGCCGCACCAGCCCCCATGAGAGTCGCAAAGATCATAAGTAACGATAGTTTCCATAGCATCATTTAATCCTCAAAAAAAGAATCCCGCTCGCCGCCATTGCAAACGTCGTGCAGTTGCTCAAATAGCCACTGGGCTGCGTGTCGCCGATCAGTGACTCTACGGCCAGAAGAAAGGACCGTCTGGGCCCTGTCGAGTGCGATCGCCAGCCCGCCGAGTGCCGCCGCCTCCCGCTTACCGAGATGCACGTTGACATGGTAAGTGCTCACGTTATCCGGTAGCTGATCCACCTCCGGCAGCCGGACAACTAACCCCGGCTCGTTTTTTACTTGTGCCCGCATCTGTTCAACCTCCTCGGTTAGCGTTGCAACCTGTTGCTCTAATTCCGCTTTTGTTGGCATGGTTTTACCTCCTCGTTACCATCGGCCTCTTGTGAATTGTCCGGTTGTCGGCACCGCTGCAACTGGGGCAGGCGTCGATCTTCGCGCCTTGGCGGTCGGTGCCACCTTTTCTATCGTGCGGGTGATCGGCTCCAGACGCTCAATACCTCGCATAATGCGGCCAAGGATCGTCAACGCCGTGCTGTCCAAATAGTGATTCTGTTTTCGCACCTTCCACCAGCCGAGCCGGTTTTTCTTCCAGCCTTTTTCGAAGCGTTCCTCCCAGATTTCCGCCGTCACCTGAAACGCAAAGGTCTTGTGCGGCAATCGCGTGTCCGTCTCGAACACCCGAAGCGAGCCAGTGTAGCCCGTTTCTGTGAGAAACCCTGAATGCACTTGCAGCTTAAATGTGTCAGGGTCAAAAAGAATTACGCCTTCCTTACTGGCGTGCCATCCAGGTCCACCAATGTCCGCCCATTGCGGCCGGCGGTATGGGCTCCAACCTTTCGTTGGAATAAATCGGAGCGTACCGACTTCCCGGCAGAACTTCCGCACGGGCTGCTCTTTCCAAGGCTCCTCTTTCCACCCCTCGTCGATCGCGATCAAATCGACGTGATAGGGCAGTTTGTCGATCACCTCTGTTTTCCAATCGTGCAAAGCGTTGTAGATGCACAGATCCATTGTTTCGATAGGCAAGCCGGCAGAATGGAAATCGAAAAAATCGTAGTCCACGATCGAGCCGGCAGCCTCCGAGTTCCACGCGGTAGTGGTGTACTCCAGACCGGCCTTGCGAATGTCGACGCCGCAGACGATTCCCGTCGCGTCGTCTGGGATCTCCTGGCGTTTCAGCCCGGACCCACACTGATACATGATATGATCTGGCGTCAAAATCAACGGCTGCTCGGCATCTGCCGGCGGGTCGTTTTGGTGTTCCGTAAGAAACGAATCCATGCCGTTGTCGGCGATGTAGTCGTAGCATTTCTGCAGCGCCGATAAGTGCTCTGGCTGCTTGTCGTCGAGTAAATCGGTGTTGTAGTCGTGCCCCGAAGACATCTCGCAGCCAGCGTGCATTTTGTCGAATCGTTCCCGCAGAAAATCACGGGCTTCGCGGGCGTGCTTGTCATGCGGCTGTCGGTTGCGGCGTAGCTCAATATATGTCTCCCACAAATCGAGCCGATCGGGCCATTTGATGATTCGCGGGACTCGCTGACCGTCCCAGGATGGCTTCTCGTCCCGGTCGGTGTACTGATAGGCCGCTGAACGCCGGCTAGTGATCGTACAGATAAACACCTTGCCAAGCCGCTTGTTCGGTCCGCCCAGCCCCGCGACAGTCTTGTCAATGCAATCCTCGATCTTTCCGGCTATTAGCCCTTGTTCGGCTGCGAGGCTGTCTCGGCTGTCCAGGTCGTCGAGCATAACGAAGTCCGGCCGGCGGTCGTAGATATTGAGCCCCTGAAGCGAATCAGACGAGAACCCCAAGCACATCAACACCGGCCCCAACTCGGTTTCGTTTTTGGGCAATCCGTACTTGACGGTCGCGTACTTCCCCCGCCCGTCCGGCAGACTGGGCAGCACGACGTGTTGCGGTCCCCACTCGACCCGGACGGGCAACCCGCCCCATGTCACGCTGCGAGCCCTCGACGGTGCCGGCGCGATGTAGCGGCAGATCGATGTCTCAAACGGAAAATCCTCGTGCAGCTTTTTGTTGGTGATAGTCCGCAGCTTTGCCTTAATGTCACGCAAGATCTGTTCGCCCTTGGTTGTCGTGGCTGCGAGAATCAGCGGAAACTTCAGTTGCCGATAGAGAGCGTACTTGAGTTGGAGGTACTTGAGGATGGTAGACTTCCCGCTGCCTCGCGGCATCGCCATTGCCTTCGATGTGCCGTATCGAATCGCCCGGCCGCAGTCCTCGATGAATTGCTTTTGAGCGCTGGTGAATGGAGCATAGAACACATCGGGGAAATACGTGCGCAGGAACTTTTGGTCGTCCTTCTCGCAAGCTCGACGGCGTCGCGGATTCTGAACGATGCGGGCGGGAATGTCGCGACCCGACGACCGCATCTCCCGCTTGCGAATCGCGTCGGCTGCCCGCACTTTGTCGGCCTGCTCCGCTGGCATCCCCTTGAGCGCAGCCTTCAGTTTTCGCCGTTGCTCCTGCAACTTGCGGTCTGCGGCTCGTAGTTCTTCGATGGTTGGCATTAGTGATGTTGCTGCACTCGCAACGGGTTGTGATACCCCGCAGGCAGATACCGCTGCAAGTCCTTTTTGATGTAGTGTCGGACGCCAAGCTGTTGACACAGCTCGACGATTTCATGCGTGTAGCTTTCCCAATCAGTGGATTGTGTCATCGGCAAGTAGTTCGCCCGTCCGATTTTGTAAAGATCGACGAACCGAAATGTCCGCTGGATGATTTCGAGACTGCTATCTGTGTCTAGTGTTGGCTCAAGTGACACCCAGGTGAAAATGCCCGCCTGGTGAAATGCCCGTAGCGTACTGATGCGATCACTTGGCAATGCGGCGTTGGGTTCCCATCGGTTACTGAATTCGACATCAAGGCTAGTCAGCGTCGAGGCGAACGCGTCACGACCAGGACGGAATAGGTCGATATCCCGCAGCGCCCGCGAGCCGCCCTTGGTCAGCGTGCAGACCGCAAGCCCGTGCCCCTGCAAAATGCGGATTGTTTCCGATGTCAATGCGGTGTCGCCCGGATGATAGGGGTCGGTCGTGAAGCTGAGCATTACTTGCTCGGTGATCCCAGCCACCCGATACTTCGCCGCATCCTTCTTTAGCTTCGCCAGAAATCCCGGCCGCTCTATGGCTCCAGCGTCGAATTCCGACCGCGACATGCGGAGCACTTTCGGAACATAGCAGTACTTGCAGCCGTGTCCGCAGCCCCGATATGGATTCGTCGCCAGCGGTGCATACTCGCCAGCTTGACCACGTGGGGCGTAGATCATCGAACAGTTCTTGACGGATACGCCGTCCGGGTTCAGAATGACGTTAGACATGCTCGGTTACTCCTGATAACTGAGGGTGTTCAGACTCGGCCGGGGTACCATCCCGGCCGCTGTCGTTTAGGGGCTCCAGCCGGATGCCGAAATATCTGGCGTTCCCGTCTGAAACCACCTCGACAGCTTCCTTTATTGTAGCATATTCAGACGCCACCCACAATAACCAATCCGTAGCTTGCCGCGTGATTCCTGCCAAAACAGTCTTGGGGGCAAGCCTGAGGATTGAATCGTGGATACCGACAGCCCGCATTGCTACCCTGTCGAATTGCTGGAATCCCGCCGATATGACCCATGACGACGTAAGAAATACCGTTGTGGGCCGTGATAAATTGGGGATCATTGCCTCCCAGTGCTTCCAAGGACTGCCGTAGGTATCCACGTCCACCACGTTCTGCGGCCAGCCGGGCTGCTGAAGAATCCGCACCGAATCCAACTTGAGCCGGCCTTTCTTCGGTTTCAGGTCCACCCCCCAATACGAGTTGACCGCGAATTCTTCCCGCAGTCGCTTCCAGATCAACCCACCGCCCTGGCAACAATCCAGCACGTCAGGCGGCTGCTCGGCGTGATACTTCCGCAGGAAATACCGCCGCAAGTCTAGCTTCGCCTTCAAGTCGTGGTTGTCGGTTTTCTTAGCCATCGTTGCTTGTCGTTTCCACGATGCTTTCCTCAATCCCAGCGATCATTTCGACCACTTCAGCCACTTCGCCCCATCGAACAGTGGGAAGCCCGATAAGCGCCCATGTCATTGCCGGTGGTGGTTTGGTAGACAATTGCCGAAGTTCGGTTTCCTTCTCCTCTTCAGCACCGCCTAGCAGCGTTTCTAGCCAGTCGTCGCTGTCGATTTCCGCAAGCAACTCCGACAGCTTCGCGTCATCTGTTTCCGCCATCTCCGCCAGCGGATCGAGCGCCGCTAAAAGTTTGTTGGCCTCGTCCTCGGTCACGTCGAGTACCAGACACGGCCATTTCGTCGAGCCATCCAGGTCCGCCCGCAGATGCCCGTCTATGATCTCCAGCGTGCCGTCTGGTAGCTCACGGGTGAGAATCGCATCGGCAATGCCAACCTCCGCCAGGACGCCCCGCAGGGCATTCTGTTGTGCCTCTGGGTGGACCCGCCAGTTGCGCGGATTTGGCCGCAACTCGCTGGCCTTTACCCGTCGCAGACTTTTGATTCGGTCTCGTAGTTTCATGACTACCCCAGACGGACGGACTTTGTTGCAAAAAAACGCACTACGCGGACAG